ACCCAGGACACAAGCCCACGAACAACGCATGAGGCAGATACCCCAGGACATAAGAAATAGTCTTGCCTCAGGGGGGTGGGTTTGGGCTGTGGCCGTTCGCTAAACCCCGGTATGTGCCGAGACCCCCCCACTTAGATATAGTGATTATCTATTCTTTGGGTAGTTTGGTTCTAGTGTTTGTTGTGTGTGGTTGGGGGGTGTGTTTGTGTAGGGTTTATGCCCTGGCCTCCGCGTGTTTGTGGCCTCGCTTGCCGTTGACCTAGCCTCTCTGTGCTGGTCGCCTCGTACCCCCCAATTTGTTGGGCCGTCGTGTCTGGATACGAGGGCAGTAGCCCCTCTGACGGGCGATCAAACCGTTGTTAGCGGCGAGGTGGTGTAGCATTTGGGGGTTGTGGTATTATTACTATAGCCTAGTCCGGTGGTGATAGATTTTTTTATTGGAGTTTTTTATGAGTATTGAGGATGTTGCTGATAGAGCAGACGTTTGGGAAGCTAGTTTGAAGCGTATCTTGAAGGCGGTTGGTGCGGTGGGGGCTGCTTTGGCTGGTTTAGTTGCGGGTTTTGTTATGTTGTGGCCTGATGGGGAGGTTGAGAAACCGGATAAGCAGTTCCATCCGTTGACTGGGGCGAATACTGTGCAGATTGGGGATGCTTTTGTTTCGTTGCCTATTGAAAATAAGGATTGTTCTAGTTTTTTAAATACTGTTAATTCTAAGTGGAGTGAGGAACAGTGGGGTGTGTGGGAGCATTTGAAGCGGGAGGCTGGGTGTTAATGTTGTGGCAAATAACTTTTTTGTGTAAGATCTTGTAGCATGGCTGAAGATGATATAAGTAACGACTTTAAACAAGTGCGTATCAGCCGGTTAACTCTTGGGCTTATTATGACTGTGGCCAGTATCTCAGGTATTGTGGTATGGAACGCAGCCGCTGTATCCAACAAAATTAACACGTTGTCAATTGATATTGTGCAGTTGCAGGAAGATATGGAAGATATTGGGGAACCTACTGTAGTTCTTAGCCGTCTTGATTCTATTGAGCGGACGTTAGAAGATATTGATCTTAAAGGTTTTGAGACTAGGTTAAGTACGATAGAAACTTGGGCCTACGTAGAACTAACTGAACGTTTAGAAAAAGTAGAACAATTTATAGACGAGTTAGATAGAAACAGTGGCGAAGAAATTAGGAACGAGTTAGATGATATGCACTACCATAAAGATGCGTTCCGAGATATCCTCAATCAAGACCCACGCGATTTTGTAAAAGAAATTATGAACCAAAGGTTTAGTTGGTAATGGCAGAAGAATCTGATGAACTCCCTACAGAAATGATGGGTGAACGCTATGATCCTTTTGAAGACGATACCCCAATCGAATGCGGTTTAGAAAATCCTGACATATGTGAATCTTGTCAGTAAAGGGACAACATGCCATCAGGCAAAGCAACAACCGTTGAAAAATGGACACAATACTTAGCATTAAGAACCGCTGGACATTCAATATATGCAGCAGCCAAAGAATGCCAAGTATCATACCACGCATGTAAAGACGCTGAAGGCGAAAAAGCGCCACGCAATTTTATCGCAGCAAAAGAAGCCCTAGGAAAACAAGGCCCATCAGGCGTCCCATCATACGAAGATCTCAAACCCGAAGCCAAAGCAGCATATGACAATATAGAAATTTTTGCTCGGCGATATTTTGGCATTGTCCTGCAACCGTGGCAGATAGAAGCAACAGAACGCATCATGCGTCTTATGGAAACAGAATACGAAGAGTACGCTGTTATCAATGCGCCTCCTGGTTGCGGTAAATCAACCTTCTTCGCAAAGGTTTTACCTGCATGGGCCACTGTTAGGAACCGTGCCATTCGTGGCATGATTGGTTCTTCGTCACAAAGACTAGCCGAATGGTACTCTCGTAGGTTAAGATCAGAACTGGATCGTGCACATCCTGTGCGTGCTGAACTAAACGATGTACGTTTAGGCTTAGCGGTGGACGCAGAAGCCACGATCCAAGAAGACTTCGGTATGTTTAAACCAGATTCAACAGAAATCTGGAGATCTGAAGCTTTCACTGTATTACAACAAGGTGACGTTCCGTTATCTCAAAAAGAACCCACATGGTCTGCATTCGGGATGGACTCCGGTTTCCTTGGAGGCCGATTCGATCTCGTGATCTGGGACGATGTATACGATCCGAGGAAGATGCGCTCCGCAGATTCCAGAGAAGATATGCGTCGTTGGTGGGACGAGGTAGCTGAAACACGTTTAGAGCCAGGTGGTCTGCTGATCCTTCAAGGTCAGCGCATGTCCGCTGACGATATCTATCGTTACGCTCTAGATAAAGTCGCCCCGCCCGACGAACTAGAACTTGAGGAAGAAATTGCTGTCGAAGACGCACCAGAAGAATGGCGAAAATACCATCATCTCAAATATCCATCGCATCATGAAGAACTTTGTAAAGGCGATCACAAACCTGACGCCGCACCATGGCCCGAAGGGTGCCTACTTTACCCTCGTAGACTCCCGTGGCGACGACTTAGACACGTTAAAGCGCAAACTCCAGACCGATTTGAAGTCCTGTATCAGCAATCGGACGTAAACCCAGCCAATGTTTTAGTAGATCCGCTATGGGTTTCAGGCGGTAAAGGCAAAGATGGGGTAGAACACCCTGGATGTTGGGACAATGATAGAGATATATGGGAGTTACCTCCTGGTATATCAGAAGATTTGTTTGTTATAGCTACAGCAGACCCATCACCATCTAAGTTTTGGGCTTTACAATGCTGGGCATACAACCCTAACTCCGAGTATAGGTACCTATTAGAATCATATCGCCGCAAAATGGATGCTCCAGCGTTCTTAGATTGGAGCCATGAAGACCAATGTTTCTCTGGAGTAGCAGAAGACTGGTGGCAGATAACTAATAAGATGGGTAGACCAATAACTCACTGGGTAGTTGAGGCAAATGCTGCACAAAAGTTTATTATGCAGTACGATCATTTCAGACGATGGGCCGCATTAAGGAACGTACAACTAATCCCACACTACACACATAGTAGAAATAAGGGAGATCCAAAATACGGTGTGCAAATGTTGGCACCATTATGGAGAGTAGGCCGTATCCGTTTACCAGGAAAACAAAATACAGAAGCAAGACCACATTCTTTGTTATTAGTTAATGAAGTAACTAAATGGAATGCAGAAGGAACTGGTGCTCGCACCGACGATTGCGTTATGGCACAATGGTTTCTTGAACATAACTTAGAAAAATTACATACACCGAGTATAGTTAATACTAAACAATGGCGACCTACATGGCTTTCTACAGCGGAATAATAATGAGGTAATTGTGAAGACCGTAGATGAAATTTTAGCTATCTATTCTTCGAGAGTTAGCATCAACAACTTTGCTAAACAACGAATGCGTACGCTCAGAGATCATTATAACGGGGAAATAGTTGTACCGCTACCAGAGATTGATTCCAACGAACAGTCTGCTGTAGCAAACTTACTAGCACAAGGTCTTGATCAGACAGCTATGCGTATAGCTTCAACAAGTCCTGACATTCATTGTCCCCCACTTGACAGTCATGTTAAACGTTCCCGTACTAATGCTTCTATTAAACGTCGTGCTTTGTTTGGGTGGTGGGAACACAGCCGAATGGATCTGCAACTATCAAAACGTGCAAGACATTTGATTGGTTACGCAACAACATGTACACAATTAGTTTATAACCCTAAAACTGGATGCCCTGAATGGCATGTACGTGATCCTTTAACTGCATATCCGTCAACATTGTTTGGTCCACAAGACTTACGTCCAAGAGATTGTATCTTTGCATATGAAAGAAGCGTCGGTTGGCTTAACCTTCATTATCCTGAAGCTGCTTTTATTTTAAAACAGCAAGGATTAGCTGATGGTAAAACTGATGCAATGAACAATGATACAGTAATTGATTTGATTGAATACTTAGACGCTGAAGAGACTGTTCTTTTTGCTAGCAGAGCCACAACAGCGACAGAGTTTAGTACATATGGAACTACAAACTCTGCACCTACTGTTGTGAATGTAGAGTTAGAACGTATACCTAATAGATTAGGTGAAACTCCTGTAGTGTTTGCATCTCGCATAAGTCTTGATGCGCCTCAAGGGCAATTTGACGGCATACTTGGTATGTACCAAATGCAAGCTAGGCTTATGGCCCTTGAAGTTATTGCAGTACAAAAAGGTGTGTTCCCAGATACGTGGCTAGTAGGCCGTGCTGGAGAAACTCCTCAGATTGTTAACCCTGCCGATGGGCTTACTGGCGAAGTTGGTGTTATCCGTGGTGGTGACATCAAAGATGTACAGATGCAACCAGGGTATATGACTAACCCAGCTATTGACCGTCTCGAAAGAGGACAACGTTTAACTGCTGGTATCCCTGCCGAGTTTGGTGGAGAGTCAACATCTAACATTCGTACTGGACGTAGAGGTGACGCTGTTCTTGCAGCAGTTGTAGATTTTAATGTTCAAGAATCTCAACGTGTAATGGCTCGTTCTTTACAAGAAGAAAACAAATTAGCTATAAACATTGCAAAAACGTATGCCGGTAATCGTCCTCAAAGCTTTTATGTAAATACTAAAAACGCTAAAGGCAGAGTTGACTATAAACCTAAAGACAATTTTGAGACAACAGATAATATTGTTTCATACTCGCATCCAGGTGCAGACATAAACAACTTGGTTATTAGCGGTGGTCAACGTGTAGGCATGGGAACTATGTCAAAGAAATCGTTTATGATGATTGATCCTTTAGTTGATGATCCAGAGTTTGAGCATGACACTGTAATAGCAGAACAACTTGAGCAAGCTTTACTATCTTCTATACAGCAACAAGCTGCTGAAGGTGTAATACCTCCAGGAGATTTAGCGCGCATAATGAATTTAGTTGCTAATGACAAAATGGAATTAGGAGCTGCTGTTGAAAAAGTTCAACGTGAAGCTCAAGAACGTCAAGCTGAACAAGTTGAAGCTATGGCTCCTGAAGCACAAGCTGGTTTAGGTATGGCAGGTATGGGGGCAGAATCTATGGTCGAAGAACAAATGGTTGAAGAAGAAGTAGCTGCAACTCCTTCATTAGAAGAATTGTTAGGTGTATAAAATGCCAAGGTCTAACAAAACGCAACCTGCTGCTGCTGCACAAAATCAACAGTATGGAAAAAAACAAGAACAGCTTGATGCACAAAGTCAAATGCCTTTGCCTTCTATAGAAGGTAGCAACATTAGTCCTAATGCAAATAATGCTCAATCAAGCATGGGGCCAAAAAGATCAAAACCTGTAGTAGGTCAAGGCTTTGGTCCTAGCGAAAGACCTAATGAAGTTATAACTCAAACATCTGTTGAAGAACTTTATGAAGGTGTTGAAGTAAATATTCCACCAGAAAGATCTCAAACTTTAGCTCCAGTAGTACATCAATTTTTAGCATTAGCTAATAACGTAAACTCTGACCCAGATCTACAAAGATTTGTTAGAAGAATACAGAATTTTATTCCTACTAAGTATGACGAGTCGCAATGAGTTTTGGTAGCAGGCTATACAAAATTGTAAGATCGCCTTTTGATATGGGTGCTCAACTAGGTGATTTTGTATGGGATGGTATAAAACGTTTACCTGATGAAGATTTTGATGCTATTGATTCTTTTTGGGAATCATGGCGTGACAATGTAATGGGACAAAGCAGTCTAAGTGGAACAGGTGAAAAATCTGTTATAGGTGGAGCATTCGGACCAGAAGGTGTAATTGGTTCTGTCATTGGAGCATTACCACAAGAAGGCGCACTAGGTACACCCCGTAGAACTGGTGGTGCTATTTGGGATCCATCAATGCAAGCATTGCAATGGACATACAAAAATGGTGTTGATAGACCAATCGGGACTTTAGCAACTATATACAACATAGGTCTTGCTGAAAATAATCAGTTCTATAAAGACAATCCACAATACGGAGGGTTAAGTGGATTAAATCCGTTAATGATAATTGATGAAGTCAAAAATCGGATTAGTGACGGAACAGGAGAATCAATATTATTTGATTGGGAAACTTACAATACTGTTTGGAATATGACAGATGGTAGAAGTTCAGGGCAAGCTTTAATACTTGCTTTAAGATCTACAAACATTTTAGATCCTGAAGAAGTTAAACAAGAAATGTCAACTGAGTGGTATCAAATAGGAAGCGGTATTATAGATTTTAATTTAAATATTGTTGGTGATCCTGCATTCCTTGCAGCTAAAGCTGCTCGTGCAAGTTACGCAAACAAATTAGCTAAACAAAATTATATGGCAGGTCAACCATTTGCTGAAGCAAAACAAGCTTTAACAGGGCGCACTATAGAAGGTACGCCAGTTGGGTTATCAGGTAGAAATCCTTTTAGTCCTTTCCTTGACTCAGGTCCAATTAGAAGACCAGGCCGTAAAGGCAAACCAGAAAGAGTTATACAAAGAGATACTGCTTTTTACGAAAAGTGGGATTGGAATCCTAACTGGGAAAAAACAGTTCACATACCAACTGTGAATGATGCTATGACTAGTAATGGGTATGTAACTTACAAACAAACAGTACAAAATATTGGGTTCAAACTTTTAGATGAGCTGTCTCCTGAAAGTCAAGCAGAAATAAATCCTCAATATTTAGAATCTGGTGAGTTACCTGTAGATATAGATGCAGGACCTAATGAACTTAAAACAGATTTAAAACTTAATCGTGAAGGAGTAGAAGATCTTGAAACTCCAGAAATACTTGGAGATAGATTACCTGACGAAACTGTAGAAGGTATAGATTTTGTTGTAAGACAAGAACGTTCATTCGCTGACAACACTGCTGAAGCTCAACGTCTTTGGAATGAAATGTCTAGCGATATAGATCTCGATGGCTTTGATCCGATATCTTTACCAGAAGGTATTGATCCATACAGCAGCGCAGGTGTTGACCCATACTTTGAAAAAGGTAATCTTTTTAATGCACATATTACTGGATTAGAAACTAATCTAAACAATTTAATTAACCATCAAGACCAAATAAATAATTACAAAAGTTATTTAGATGATGGTGAATCATCAGTAATGCGATTTGATGATGATGGATTCCCAATATCTGAAGGTGATGCACTCCCAGCATCTAGTGCTGATATTGCTCTTGAAACAGAAATAATGCAAGTACGAAAAGAATTAAACGATGCTCTTAATTTAAAAGCACAATTCAATAAAGCTACAAACAATATTGAAATTGCACACATACGTCGAAAAGAAGGTTTAAAAGATTTAGATGGACGTGAAGTTATACTTCCATATGAAGCTGCACCAAATCCTACTAGAACATTTGTAGACAATTTAGCTTTACGTTTATTGCAAGCAGGTAGAAATGGTGAGCTTGGCCCAGGCTGGAGTAAATGGCCTGTACAAGATGCTTGGGTTTATTCACAACAGCTTGCTCGAATGTGGAATGTTGGAGATGTAACTGGTTCTGCATGGCTTCCTGTTGATAATTATATGAGATTGCGCCTTAACGATCCAAGAGTCGTTGAAGTGTTTGAACGACAAGCAGAACTTTTAGCAAAAATTATGTTTGAAAAAGGCGGAGAAGGATTACAAGCATTACATAACTTTGTAGAACTTAATAGAAGTATCAATATTTATGAAGATGTTGTCAAAAACAAAACAACTTTACTTGGTGGATCTGTTGAAGTATCTGTAATTTATGCTCAAGAAAAATTAATTGAGTTACGAAACCTTAAAGCAAAAATGGAAGCTGAAGATGCTGACTTCTTTAATTCTGTTGGGACTATTGTTAATGAAAATATAAAAAGTATTCAAGCAGATGGATACATTGATACAACAGTAGATGGGATTACAACACGATTAGAAGTTGGCACTTTTAAATTTGATGCAGCAATAGATGAATTGCAAGATCTTACTAAAATTCCTTGGAACGCTATCCTTTCTTTAAGAGAGTTGTATATTAAAAATATATTAGATGCTCCTGAGTTTGCTAAAGGTGTAGGTCTCTTTAACCCAGTTAACAAATATGATGAAGCGTTTAAAGGTTACACAAATGTTATAGAGATGGCTGCTAACGAAATAAAAAGAACAAGCCATATCCCGATTGTTCCAAGAAACATGCTTCCTTATCTTGGACCAGAAAATCGTTTAGGTTTTAAAGCACGTACATTTTTTGAAAACTCTGAAAAAGGTAACACAGCTATAAATAGTAGAGCTTTACGCATAACTGTAGAAAAAGTTGCACAAGGTATAGCTAATTGGCATAACCCTGATCATGCTTTAGCGCAAGTTGAACGAATGTTTAGAGATGTTTCTCGCGTTAGAGGTGCTGATAATATTTCTATTTTAGAAAAATCTGGTTTAAATGTTGATGACATAATGATTCAATTTTTAAATAGCACAGATAATTTACAATCAATGGTTAAATTATTTGATGAGATTGTTGAAAATCTTATTGATAAACTTGTTGACACTTTTGCTGATATACCTCATCCAATTAAAAATCCTAGAGGTTTAGATACTGGAGCAAAAATTGTCAACAAACAACAAGTTGTAGAAATCTTAAGAGGAGATCTTTCGGACGCTAAACGTCTTTATGATGAAGCAGCAGATGTTGCTGAAGCAAAAACATTTGGAAACGCAGATGAAACAACAGTTCCATTTGTTGTAGACGGAGCAACAATAGAAAGAAATATTGCTATTTCTCCTAGCCAGTTACGTGATAGTTCTGTCATTCCACGTTTTGATATGTATGAACGTCTTATTGAAATGGTATCGGGAGATTATAAAACAATCATCAATAGTGATGGTGTTGAAGAACTTGTCCATATTGGTAGCAAACGAGAAGTAGTACGAAACGCAAGAAGACAAGCAACAATGTATTGGAAGAAAAGTGTTCTTCTTACACCACGTTGGCAAATGGTTGTTAACATTGATTCGCTATTAAGAACTGTAGCTACAGTTGGAGCAGCAGCAACTGCAAGTCGTATTGGTGATAGGATAGATAATCTTCGTACTCGTTGGCTTACTAAAGCAGGGATAGATGTTGATGCTGTTGTTGAAAAAGAACTGTTTGAAACATTACAAACCATTGAGCTTGATGAAGGTGGGTTAGGTCCTGCTAATGCTTATGACCGTATACAAATAGAAACTCGCCAATTAAATAATTCAATAGCTAATTTAAACAAAACAGATATGTCTGTTCGAGATTATATAAATAACAATCGCATAAACATGCGAGACGATAATCTAAGAGATGCTATTAATGCTGTAGATTCTGATTTTTTTGAACCTGATGTTCAAGGCAATGAGTTATGGACAGATTTTGAAAGATTCCAAACTATTTCAAATTACACAGACGATACTTTAATATCACCTTTAAGTTTAGAAAACACAAATCTTGTTTATCCAGTTGTTTATTATGGTGGCCCTGCATTTGATGCTGATATGGGTACAGGTGTAGGGATACAAAGTCCTCAACCTGCTCCAATTTTTGGTAACTCAATTTTTCATGGAGCTTACAATGCTCCAAGCAAAATGCAATCTTTTGTTGATAACGCTACAGGCGAACTTATTTTAAAACCATCTAGTAATTTTGATGGTCAACAACGAGGTGTTTCATTTAGTTCAGGAATAGATGAAGCTTGGGATTATGCAGGTCGTACTAAAGGCGGAGGTCCTGGAGCAAGAAACAGTGGTCTAGTTTTTGAAATTAACGCAGAAATTATACCTGAAGGTATGCTTGATGTAGAAATTTCAACTGAGTTAGAAGTTTCTTTTTTGCCAGGTTCAAAAGCAGATACTAGAGGCTTAACTGAAATAAGAATTCCAGCAGAAGATTTTCGTGCAATACATATAGCTGACAAAGATACTATTGACACAATTATAAACAAAGACATAGAAGAGCAAACTTCGTTACAAAATATGTCTGATGAAGAATTAGCAGAAGCATATATAAGAACAGAAGAAAATGCAGAAATTACAGAAGCATATAGTGATACTGGAGAATTTGTTCCTAACAATATTTACAGAACTGAAATAAATCGTAGATGGCAAAATATTTTATTTGAACGTATAAATGAAAAACGTGCTGGCTACGATAATCAAATTTCTGCTCTTGCTAGAGCAGTCACAACATCTCGATGGATAAGTAACCAAGGTTTTGAAAACAGTAATCTTATTCCTACTGGCGATGAAATTATTGAAACTCTTATCCCAAGAGAAAGCGGTTCAACTTTTAAAGATGAAGGCGCACAATTATCAGATGACATTCTTGATGTTGATTCTTGGATAGCTGGTGTAGATAATACTGATATAGATCTTGCTAAAGTAGATGCAGAAGCTACACCAGAAATGACTAGAGCAATCATTGAAAATCGGTTGCAGCGTATAGAACGAACATCAGGTCAAACTGGTATGGCTACTGGTCAAAACGTTTTTGTTGCCGCAGTTAATTGGTATAACAAAAATCATGAAATGGGTACTGTAGGTTATGAAATACCTTATGAAGATTTTGTAAAAACAATTATAGATCGTGAATATGCTCAGCGTCGCCGTCAACGTAGAACTGGATTAGCTACAGGGGCTGGATTATTTTTTGCTGGCCCTGCTGGTGCAGCAGCAGCTGGTGCTATTTATAATGCTTATGCACGAGGTAGTTTAGCTAACGCTGCACGAAAACAAATAAGCGATAGTTACGGACAACAACTCCAGCTTGAAGGCTGGGACATGATTAAAAGAATGGAAGATTGGGAAAGAAATCTTGTTGTTGTAAGAACATTAGATGTTCAAGATCAACGTTCAATAGTAAAAGATTTAATGAATCTTGATGAAGATCTTGCTGAAAGTCTTCATAAAACTCTTTATCCAGAGTCAGTATCAATGCCAGATAGTTGGGTTCCAGATTTACCGTCGTTAATGGATGAAATAGACTTAGCTAAATGGTTAGGAGAAAACGCAAAAGATAGACGAGAAGCAGCAAACCTTTTATCAATTCGAGCTGATCTTGTTACTGACTATCAAAAAAATGTTGTTGCAACATTCAAATCGAAAAATCCAGAAACTGCTGGACGGTTTGAACAAGCAGCAACGTTGCTTGAAGAAAGCGGTTACGTTTCCCAACATGTTGGTGATACTAACTTAGGGAATCCTTGGGGAGACACACCACAAGTTATAGCAATCAATGAACGTGCTGTTAGTGCAAACGCTACTAAACGTCAAGTTTGGAGTGACGAGACAACTGCCCAACGTGAATCAGAACGTTATGCAGGGTCGTATCAATACGATATTCTTATTCCACAAGAATCAGCTTCATTTGCAAGAGCATGGAATGATTTTATGGATCGCCATGCTGGACCTAGTGGACCAGCAGGTATTTCTCCTAACAGAGATTTTTGGCGTCAATTCTGGTTAGGCAAAACAAATGAACAAGTTATTGATTGGTTGCGTAATGAAGGCCAATCTGTTTTAAATAATTTACCTGAACAGTACAGATCTGTTGAAGGTATTGAAGCGCTTGTTGTAAAAACAAGATTTGAAACACAAAGTCTTATTCCTGATTTGCCTGAGTTTGCTAGAGCAAGATTAAAATTAGCTCAAGGTATTCAAGTCAAATGGGACGTAGATATTAAACCTGTTTTAGATCTAATAAATAAGAAACAAGAACTTTTTCTTAAAGAAGTAATAGACCAAAACTATCTTGCAACTGACAATGGTACGTTTACGCTACCTGGTTTAGGTGGGCTTATACAAAAAGTTTTACGTGACGCTCCAGATCCTTTAGATTATTCTTTTGCTGCACAACAAATTTTAAATCAAAATGTAGTTGAACGTTTACGCAACTTAGAAGAATTAAAAGGTAGCAATGCTACTGGGTTAATAGATTTTGGTAAAACTGTTACTGACTCTTCTTTCTTAGATGGTGTAGAAACAATATCTAATATTGCAAAAGTTAAACAAGTCATTGATAATGTTTTAGATAAAGCGTTTGAAAATTTGACAATGGTTGAAGACATTGTTTCTCGTGGAACATTGTACGAGTCTTTGTATGAAGCACAAATGGCTATGGAACTTCAACCGTATAGACGTGGAGATGGTACATATCGTTTAAATGGAAATGACATTGAAGATTTACGAGCACGTTCAAGACGTAAAGCTTTAAAAGAAACAAAGAATGTTCTTTATGATCTTGCAGAACGTACACGTTTTGAAGAAGTTATGTCAGAAATTTCTCCTTTCTTAGGTGCATGGACAGAAGTAACAAGTCGTTGGATGGGCATTGCTGCTGAAAATCCAGTATTTGTTGCTAGAGCTTTACGAAGTTGGGACATTATTACTGCTGAAGATGAAAACGGAAACAGTATGTTTGTTTTTCAAATGCCTGGAGTTCTTGATGCAGACAATCCAGTGTTACCTGAGATCTTTGGACGAAAAATATTTGGCGATTTAAGCATGTTAGCTAATCAACAAATAGATCTTTCTCCCAAGTCAGCTTCTATGATTGGTGCTTTGCCTACAGGTGGCCCAATAGTAAATGTTGTAGTTACTGAAGTAGTTATGTCTGCGCCTAATCTAATGGAAATCTTTGATTGGCTTGTTCCCTATGGTATAGCTGAAGGTGACAATGCTCTTTTAAGAATAGCTGATGCTTACACTAACTCTGTTGTTAAGAATTTAACTAAAAAGTTTGGTATGGATCAAGACGCTATGATGAAAACTAAGATTCGTGTAAGCCAAGACTATTTAGCTCAACGTTTTCTTAATGGTGAAAGTATGCCTGCACCTGGAAAAGAAACAGACGAGTTTGTAGAAGAAGTTGAACGTCGTACCCAAATGATTTTTGGAATAAAACTGTTACGTTCAGTTGCTATGCCTATAGCCATCCAACAACAGTCTCCTTACTATGCAATTTTAAAAGATTACTGGCGTAAACAAGATGAGATTGGTTTAGAAGAAGCTGATGACTGGTTGCTTGAACAACACCCAGAGCTTTGGGCTTCAACTGGAAGAATAATTGCTAACAATGGTGTACGTGCTGGAACTTTAGAAGGTCATATAAATTATGAACGTCATGAATTTTGGGCCAATCTACATGGTGATGTAGCTAGTGGTTTTATAACTGGTAAAGATGGTGCTGTTGATGTTCAATTTGTAGCTAATAAAGCTGTTCAACAAATAGAAGCAGCATCTGGTAGACGAGATTATTTACCACCAGAAGATGTATTAAAACTATCAGCTATAAAAATAGGTTGGCGTGAATACGGTGTCTTTAGAGAAAGCCTTGATGAAAGGTTGCGTATTAAAGCTAGTGCTGGTGGTTCAGTTAGTCTTAACGCTAAAGATAATTTTTTTGAAGCAGAACAACTGCGTACGTTTGTTGAAGAGTTAGGTGCAAAAAATCCACAATGGTTAATGGAATACGCCAGTCTTGGAAACGTAAATAAACAAAAAAGAATTTTGCAAGCGTATAGAGATTTTAGTGATAGTGGCGAGTTTGATTATCGTGTTGAAATGCCTTATATAGAAATGTTTTTAAACTTGCATGATTCTATTGCAAGAGAAATGATTAAACGTTCGTATGGCACTAGCGATAAAAATTATATGCAATTAAGTTTTAGAGGTAATGAAGATCTTAGACAAAGATGGGATATAGGAAAAATGAAAATTCTTCAGTACCCAGATTTTAGTGATATCTTTGATAAGTACTTCAGCAGAATGGACACTGTTATGACTGGGAATCTTACTAAATCGTTAGTTAGGGCTTAAGATGTCAGATGAATATGACATATTGTTTAAATCAGTTAAATCATTAGTTACAGGCGTTCTTGATAAATTAAATAATTTAGATAAAGAAACAGACCCAGAAATTGAAGAAGAGTTACAAAATTTTTTAATACAAATAGATCCAGAAAATCCAACTAACTCAGAAGCATTAGCTGCTCAAAGAGCTGCTAATCCTGATATGTACGTTCCAGAAATAGGACAACAACTTCCAGGCCCTAAAGATCCAAGTGGTTCTACTAGAAGTCTTGTAACAGATTCATATTTGTTTTCAACTTTAAGTCCTTCTAACTGGATTGGAGTTGATAACGAACCTGACCTATTGTTAAATCCTTATCGTACAAATAACAGGATGACAGGGACGCAAGCAAATCAACCTGATCTTGATTACCCAGGAATGTTAGGCACTAACTCTCTTGACTATTATGATTGGAGTGCTCCTGGCACTGGTGTATATACACGATCATGGGAAATTGATCCTTCGCTTTTAGCTGATGGTTTTGGAGAATATCAACGTCAAACTATTGAAGATGTTCCGTTTACTATTTCTGATGCAATGGGAATCTTTGATGCACAGACTCCAGAAAAACAACAACAGATTGCTGAAGGTTTAGCTTTAGGACAAAATGGTGTTAACTACATGTTTGAAGGTGTAGGGGCTAACATGTTTAGAAATCCTGAAATGATTTATAATAGAAATAGTGTTAGACAAGCGTTTATCAAAATGGGGGAATCTGCATCAAGAGTAGCTCAAAATTTGTCAGGTGGTTTTGGTGATCTAGGTGATGAGTTTATTCCTGATCTTGATCCTCAGTTATCTGTTGGCGGTTTTACAGACAATCTTTTTGAGATGGCTATCAATGCTGGTGCTGTTGCTAGGTTAGATCCTTCTTATCTTAAAAGCAGAGGTGAGCAAATTTTACCTGCTTTAACAGGTTTAAAAGTTACGCCTGAATATCTTGACCTTATTGCTAATTGGAGTGAAAGCTATCAGTTAGCTAATGCAGGTCAATCAATAAACACAAGTAATTTAGATAGTTTTTTGGTAACTAAAACTGAAGAAGAGTATGCAGACGCTATAGGTATGAAAGACAATCGTGCTGGTGCAAGTTCTTTAGGAAGAGCTTTGGGAGTAAAACGTGACTACTAAAATTGAACTAGAAGAACGTGCAACTCAAATGTTTTATGACATTGGTTTACGTGGTGATGATTTAATTTACATGCTTGAGTTAGTAGAGTTTGAAAGTAATTGGGATACTGCGGCAGATCTTGTAACTGAAAGTGACGATGCAGTAGCTGAAGGTTTTGAAACTCTTCAAGAAAATTCTAGAGGGCTTGTACAAATTAATTTAGACTTAAAGGATAAGGATCTTAATGCACGGTCTGATTATCGTGCATTAAATTTTACTGATGATTTTGGTGGTTTAGGATATAAAAGTTTACAAGAAGCTATACAAGCGTTAGATGTTGAAAATCCTGATGAAAAATTTTGGGATGCAACTCAAAAAGCACTTTCTTTAGTTTTATCAGATCAACTTTATACTAACGGTCCAGATTTAATATTTGACCCTTGGAGATATTCATCAAGAAAATTAGATAAACAAAGAGGTTCTTCAGATAGAACAAATGAAACTATACGATATGAAAATATAGCTGACAGTGTTTTGCCTGAAGATTGGTACGAATCTGATCCAAACTTTGACATATTAAGATATAACAACTTTTCTAATCCTGCTAATTTAGGTATACGAAGATCTAAAGTTGCTGCTTTTCAAAAGTACATAGTTGATAATAAAGATTCAAATTTTGTTATTGATGCACGTACAGGTCCGTCTACTGATGCTGCTGTTGAAGAATTTCAAAAAGAAAATGGGCTTGAAGATGATGGAATAATTGGTGATGAAGTTTTAGAAACTATTGCTAATATTGAAGTTGACCAACAGATTAATGAAGAGGTTATGGCTGATGGTATTCCTCCAGAAAGAACTAGTTATTTTAGTAAGACCAATGTAGACGGCAGACCTATAGCTGTATCTTCTGAAAATACTAATAACAATGTTGTTTACAATGAACAGCTTGATAGATACGAACCTGTTTCTTTTAGTGAAGATGGTTTAATGCCAAACACTGATTTAGCTGATTCGTTTGAAGATCAGTTAAGTGAAGATAATAGAGAACAAAGAAGAAGTTTTGATCCAGGACCTTATCCTGATCAGTTAGATCAATCTGTAGAAGCTGTTAGAAGAGGCGAAGTTATAGATAGTGCTTCTGATATAGCGTTTGCAGATGATTATTTGTATGACTGGATGAGTAGAAGACCTGATGCAAGTATTGATGGTGTAAACATTGTTGATATTATTAAAGCAAATACTTTAGGATTAAAAGAAGGCACAGAAGATTTTGATAGATGGGTAGATAGTCTTCTTAGACAGACAGATTACTTTAAAAACTATGGTCAAAATCATTCCGATAATTCAACTTTGTGGTACGAAGAAGGGTTTAATGAAACTTGGTCTGTACGTCGTAGAGATTTAGTTAGTGTTTACCAACAAAGTATTGAACAAAATCTTGCAAGACTTAATATAAATTTAAGCGAAGATAGAATATTAGAGTTAGCTAAATTTGCTTGGTTAAGTAATCTTTCAGATCAAGAAGTCAATGATTATATTGCAGATGAAAACATTATTGACTTTACTGGAGGTGCTATAGCTGGTGGTTCTGTTTCTGATAATCGTTCAAGTATAAAAAATCTTTACAGAAAATTTCTATTAGCACCAAATGAAATGCTTTTGACAGAAGCTAGTGAACAATTATTTAGAGGTGACACAACAATAGATCTTATTGAAGATGAGTTAAGAAATGAATCTGCGGATATCTATCCAACGTTTGCAGACAGAATTTTAGCAGGTCGTACTCCTTTACAAATTCTTAGCGGTTATGACCAAATATATACATCTGTTATGGGTGCTAACCCACAATGGGATGGTCAACAAAAAGATGTTGGTATTAAGATAATGTCTGGTGACGCTAATGTTGATGATGAAAAATTAACTGCAAGTAATTTTGCAACTTGGTTGCGTACTGATCCTCTTGTAAATTATGACGCTATGCCTAAAGCAATAAACAATGCTTACAGTTTAGTTAAAGGCTTAGGACAAACGTTTGGAGCGGTAGCGTAATGGCTGATAATCCCAATTTTAAATTAGGTGATGAATACACTGGACCAGCTAGAGGTTCACGAGGCGAAGTTATTAATCAAAAAGATGGCACGTTTGTTGAGGGTGGTGTCAGATATGTTTGGACTGGGCAAGGTAATTTTTTTAAACCTGAAGGTGGCTGGTCTGATACTGATTTTCAAATAGCTGAAGATGCTCGTATCCAAGAAGAGATGAAGTTTGATCGTCAGAATGATCCTAATCTTAGAGGGGTTGTGCGTGCTGATGGGAGTTTTCAACCTGGTGTTTATACTGACAATGAGGCTTTTTATCGGCCACAAATTAAACCTAATATAGAAACAGATAGTAAAGGTAGATTATCTTATTTACCTGGTCCAGTAGATAAAGAAGGTAACCCTACTTGGATTTTTAATAAAGAGTTTAATTCAACAAAAACACCTTCAGGCACTTCTTCAGGCACTTCTTCAGGCACTTCGTACACAGATTATTTAAAAGAATTAAATATGACTAGCGCTAAAGCTGTCATAGGTGCATTCCTTGAAAAATTTGGTTTAAAAGACTTAACTTCTTGGGCACAAGAACAAGCAGACTTAGGTAAAAGTTCTGATGCTATAACTTTAGAGTTGCGTTATGGTACAGATCCAACAGTCCGAAAAGTTTATGATGCTGCTTTTCCTGCAATGGCAAAACGAAGAGCAGCAGGCAAAATAGAACTTACTGAAGTTGAGTCAATGGAGTTGCAGCAAGGTTATGAACAGATAGCTAGTGCTGCTGGTTTAGTAAGTAGTTTTGTAGATACAGCAACTGTTACTGAGTTGCTTATTAATGATGTTTCTTTATCTGAGTTTCGGGAAAGAGTTACTACAGTAGGTGAGTATGTTCGTGATTTATCTCCTGAAGCTAAAGCTTTAATTGATTCTAGTTATGGATTTATGAGTGATGCAGCAATGACTTCCTACATTTTAAATCCTACAAAAGCTAAAGAAGTAAAAACTATGCAACGTGACTTTGATGTTGCACAACTTCGAGGTACTTCTACACAGGCTACTGGTAAAACATTTGGTAAAGATTTAGGTGAATTGTTAGTACAAAATGATGTGCAATCTAGAGAAATTGCTGCTCGTTTATCTCCTTTATCTGGTTTGCTTGATAGCACTATTAGTAGCGATAGTGTAAGTATCGATACTCTTACTGAAGGAACATTTGGTTTAGATGCAAATTCTGTTAACAAAGTTAATCGAGTTAGAGGCGCTCGCAACGTTGGTTTTAGTGGTAGCTCTGGACAATTAGCTTCACAAGAAGGAATAGTTGGCTTAGGTAGAGCAACTTGACTTGACTTATAGAGTTTTGTTTGTATAATTGTTTATGTGATTCGGCCCTTGCGGGGTGTGCTGTTTTACAACTTCCATCTGGGGTACCACCGCCTTAGATGTGTACCTAAGGTGAGAAAAATGGCAAACCCAAATTCTACACAAAACACTGATCAGAAGCCAGAGAATTTTCGTCGTGTTTATGAGGATAAAATTAGTTCTTTAAGTCAAAGAACTGATGAACAAGATAAAGTGCTTGCAGAAAAAGACGCTTTAATACAGCGTTTGCAAAATCAGAATTCGTTTCGTGATGCCGGACTTGATACGTCTGATAGATTGAACGAAATGTTTATGAACGCTTATCAAGGTGATATGTCGGTTGAAGCTATTCAATCAGAAGCTAGTTCGCTAGGTCTGTTAGATAGGCAACCAGCAAGATCTGTTCAACAACCTTATGAGTACCAAGATTCTATGGGTGATGAGGCGCAACAAAGAATTGTTGCCGCTGGACAAGGTGGCGATCCAATAGCATTAAAATCATTAGATGATGCTATGAACGGTGCTAAAAATGCTACTGAACTGCAAGCAGTTTGGGAAGCAGCCGGGAATGTTTGGAACGGCGCAGTCTAGTTAGTTAAAGTGTAGAATCTTAACAATTAGGATTTTACTATGTCATATACACCCCCCTTTACAGCGGCTGGTTTTACAGGTACCGCTCAATTAGAACATCAGGTTCATAAAGCATACGACTTGATGGCGCATTATGCATTGCGTACAACTCCATGTTATGAAGTTATCGCAGATGTTAAGTCAACAAGCCAGAGCCATAATGGTTCTGGTATTCAGTTCACATTTTGGACTGATCTTGATCAAGCTACTGCTGAGTTATCGCAAACTGTTGATGTTACTCCTCAAGCATTAGGTGATTCTAAAGTTGACATTACTCTTAAAGAGTATGGTAATGCTGTTCTTACTACCGCTAAGGTACGTGCAACTTCTTTCTTAAACGTTGATGCTGATGCAGCTAACATTGTTGGCTACAACATGGCAGACTCGATGGATAAGATTGTTGCCGATATCGCTAATGGTGGTGCTAATGTACTTTATGCTAATGGAGTTGCTAGCCGTGGCGTTATTGTTCCAGGAGATACATTTGGTGCTGCTGAAGCCCGTCAATGTGTAGCTGATCTTCGTACTCGTAGTGCGCCAGGTTGGGAAAACGGCAACTATATGGCGATCATTCATCCAAACGTTTCATACGATCTTCGTAGTGACGCTGCGGTGACTGATGTTATTAACTACCAACTGTATCAAGGTACAGGCGAAGCAATTAGAGCAGGTTCGATCGGTACATTCAACGGTGTTGAATATATTGAGAACCCTCGCGCTGGTGTTATCACTGCTGGTGGTACTGCTGTTGGTGGCGTTGCGACACAGGTATTCCAAACACTTATTGTTGGCCGTCAATTTATGGCTAAAGGTTTCAGTCGGGCACCAGGATTCGGTCCTGACCCATCTGTAGTCTTTGGTCCACAGGTTGATGTACTCAAACGTTTCAACCCAATCGGTTGGTACCATCTTGCTGGATACGGACGCTTCCGTGAACAAGCAGGTATTCGTGTTGAGAGTGGCGCAACAATTAACGTAGTAGCTACCTGATAAACAGATGAGGCTGGGGGGACCAGGTTTTCCCCTTTCCCTGGTTCCCCCTCCTGAATCTGCTAGGATTGTGTTATGCCTAAAGTTAATGGGAAATCTTACGCTTATACGCCTGCGGGAAAAAAGGCTGCGGCCGCCGCTATGAAAAAGAAGAAGATGAAGAATGCAAAAACCAAACGGTGATGTAGTGATTAAACCAAAGCCTATTCAAGGAACAGGTACTTCTAATGGCTAGTGGTCTTTATAGTAAAACGTTTGCAGATTTAATGACGCAAGATAACGCTGTTGATTTTAATGCTACACAGTTTAGTTTGATGCTTGTTACTGCTTCTTACACTCCTTTGTTTGATGCTCATACAGTTAAGTCTGATGCTGCGGGTTCTGAAATAACGTATGGTGGATCTACTGGCTATCTACAAGGTGGCAAAGCTTTATCAGGTATAACTTTAGGTAGAACAAGTGACAATACTTCGGTGATTACTTGGGATGCAGATAATGTGAGTTGGATTAACTCAACTATTTCTAGTGCAGCAGGTGGTGTGATTTACGATAACACTACTTCTGGACTTCCATTGATTGGGTTTATAGATTTTAATGGTTCGTTTAGTACTACGTCAGGTACGTTTGAAGTTCAATGGAATCCTTCAGGCATATTTACATTCGATTTGACACCGACACCATAGGAGATATGGATGCCTACATCAAACTATCCAACGTCATTAGATACTACGGCGACACAGGTTACGCCTACTTCTGCAACAGATTTAGATGCTAGTGGTTTTGAACATGATCTTGTTCATGGTGCTGCTTCTACTGCGCTTATAGCTTTGCAAACAAAACTGGGGATTAGTGCTACACCTGCTGCAAGTGCAGCAACCAATACAGTGTTGACTCATACTGGTAGTGGTACTACTGCTTGGGTTGCGCCTGCTGAATCAGACCCGATCCCTTTAATTTTAGCATTGTCATAGGAGTATAGAATATGGCTAATACATTTAAAAACCAGTTAACACATTTAACAGGTACATCAGCGTCTGTTTATACTGCGCCAGCAGCATCAGGCAATATAGCTATTGTGTTGTTGGCTCAAGCCGCTAACGTAGGTAGTGGTGCTCAGGCTGTTAGCTTGTGTGTTTATAGCAATGCAGGCACTCCTGTTAAACTTACTGATTTAGTATTAAATTTGAGTGTTCCTGAGAAAGCTGCGGTGGGACTTGTTGCAGGCAAGTTGGTTCTTGAAGCGGGTGAGCATTTGTATGCTAATTCTACTGCGGGATCCTTAATAGATATGAACATTTCTGTATTAGAAATTACCTGATCTGTGACGGGTATCGCATCAGGTAAACCGTGGTCTCGGATTGGGCCGGAGGTGGCTCCTACTTCTAGTGCTGCGTCCGGGGTGTGGCTTGTTAACGAGGTTGCTGAGAATGCGGGTGCCGGTACTTGGCCTGCACCGCAAGAGGACTATCAGCTTCTCTCGACGACGACTGTGAGCGTAGCCACTGACACGATCTCACTGACGGGCATTCCTCAGGCCTATCGTGATCTGAATATGGTTGTTCGGTCTGCGTCCCGAGCCACCTACGGAGAATATAGTTGGGTGCAACTTAACGGCGACTCGACAAACACCAACTATCGCCTCTA